CAACCCCCTCCCATCCGACACCGAACCTCCAACACGCCAACTCCCTGGCGGCCAGCCTCCTCCCCTCCGGTGAGAGCTCTGACTCTGGCACCCACGTGACGATGTCGGAAGACAACGTCACGTTGTGACAGACAGGAGCTGGAGGGCCACGCAATCCCACGTCGAGCGACAGGCCGAACTTAACAGTCAGCCTGAACGCTAATCTCCCTTTGAAGCCGAGTTCGGCGGTGGACAACGGGCAGCCCCTAAGGGCCCCGATGTGCGACCTAAAGAAGAGCGATCCAACACGGAACCGCTCCTCACCGACGAACCCGGCGACAAAGTCACGCCAACTCGCACCCAAGCCAAGAGCGAACTCAGGACTTCTCAACATCCCGAAACGCACCGTAGGTACCCTGACCAAGACGCCGCCACGAAAGCGGAAGAGCGTCGAGTTCAGGGACCCATAGTGGTAAGATGTGGAAGTTTTGGATCTCTCGACGACGAGGCCAAGCGAGGACAAACTCTTCTCCCACGACTCGGAAAAGCCGAGCGGGGCCTGGAAGAGAATATCATCACCGTTGATCAGGCAAGGCAGGGAGTGCCCGTCGATCCCAGCCTCCTTACAAGCCCACAGAACTGCTATGCGAGTCTGAAGGCAAAGGAGGGGGAAAGACAGGTAAGAGCCCATCTGCTGACCAACGGTGGCCACGAAGTCAATGTCCAACTGGAGATTGAAGAGCCGCGGACGGAGTGACGCCAAGGCGTGGGACTGAACAGAGGACGGCACAGAGACCGACCTTGACAGAACCGCACCAAGAATCACTTCAGCGACCTCTATAGAGAGGCCGTCCGTGGCAGACTTGTAGTCTCCAGACACGAGGACGCCAGAGCCGAGGGTGAAGCCGGCGGAGGCGACGGAGGATGTTGTGGCGTCTCCCCGGTGGAGCCAACGCTTACGAGAAAGATGGTCGTAGACACTCTTGTGAAGAGGTCTCAGAACCAACGACTCGGGCGATGGCTTGGAGAGGGGACGGGGTTTGCCGGAAGACTGGACGACCGTAAGCTCTGCAGCATACGGACCGAGCCCGGAAGCACGACCAAAGACCACATCTAGGTAACTAGAGTGATCGATGTCAGTTCCGAGCACACCGCCAGTCGACCGCCGCGCCCCAATGGCGCCAGAGAGGGGTGGTACCGTGGTGAGAGCGTGGTCTTCGTAGACACGCCGATCCCAACCGCGACGGAAGAGACGGTAAGTCTCTTCCTTCGCGAACTTAAGGTACCCCCGCGGCAAGCAGGGGGGGGGGCCCGAAAAGACCTTGGCCACTTTACGCACAA